TAGCACGGGCCAGAGCCTTGGTGTAACGAGCAGACAAGCTGTCGTACAGGTTGTCCTCAATCGCCTCTTCGGTGATCGAGAAGCCAAGAGCGATGGTCTCGTGCGTATAGCGAGCGGTATAAGCCTCTTGAGCGTTGTCATAAGCGATGGCAGAACCTTCGTTTTTGACAGGAGCGGCGGAGAAACCAGAAAGCTTGGTCTCTTCTTCGAACGAACGCTCGGAGGTCTCGGTCTCGTAAATCTCCTTATGCTCTTCGCCGTAGCGTGCATATTCCATACCAAACAAAGCGTTCAGTCCGGGAAGGAGTTCTTTAAGTAGTTGTGCGCGTGAAATAGCCATTTAAGTTGCTCCTTATACGCCAGTGGGGTTGAGATATTGATGACCACCGACCAAGCTGGCAACACTGGGTACGTTCCACTTGCAGATTACTTGTGGGTAGCCGACAAAAGTCAGCGTCACGGTACCGGAAGCGGTAGCGTTAGCAGACAGAGTCAACGAGGTTCCAGAAATAGCCGACACAGTGGTTCCAGCGGCAATGCCGGTACCAGAGATGCCCATGAACTTCAGGATGTCTGCGTTAGCTGCGGACAGCGTAACGGAGGTGCTTCCAGAAGAAGTGGTGGCAGTTTGGGTCGTGATAATAGCGGTATCAGGAACCACGTCAATCACCCGCAAGGGGAGAGTATCAGTAGTTGCAGGATCGCTAACACCAGCGGCGGAGTTACCCGTGGTGGTGCTTCCGGTGTTATCAACCATGGCAACGTTGTTACCGACGATTGAGCGACCAAATGCAGCCACTACAGTGGTGCCAGAGACAGCCACGGCTTGGAACAGCGCATCGGGGTCATCCTGAACAAAAGCCATGATGTCCGAAGCAGCAGTGCTAGCCGGGTAGTACTGACGGAAGACCTTACCGAACGTAGGATCGGTATAGGAGCAACCAAGGAAAACACCAACAGGGGTCATTGCGGCGTCGGGGGTGTCACGCTCCAAAGTACCAGCAGCAACCAGCTTGACAGGATCACCATAAAAGATGCTCGTGGCATAGCCGGAAGCGATTGGGATTTGGCGAGTAGCACCAGCGAACACCTGACCGCCGATCAAATTGATCGGTAGAAGCCCGTTAGGGGCTTGAACGGTAGGATAAGCCATTTTATTACCTCGCTTAAAAGTTATTTAGAACCATTTCCGAATCCCACACCCTTTGTCGTTGAGGATTTAGTCTCGCTGAACAATGGCATGCGGGGGTCATTATTCCGCATGAAGTTGTTATCTACAGACTCCATTTGGGCTTTGGCTTGTGTTTGGTAGTAGTCGTTGCGTGCTCCAACCATTTCTGATGGCATTTTGCACAACATCAAACCACCAACTTCCACATTGCCGTTTTTGTCAGGCGCGAGCATTAACTCGGGGTGGTCAACAGCCCTTACCGGCTCCCAGCCTTCACGGGTCTTTTTGGAAACATTCTGTGGAGTAGCTTGGCCTAAAACTGCCGTAGCAATCCAACGAAAGCTCCAACCCGGTTGAGGGTCAGGTGACGGAAGAGAACTCGGCGGCACATAGACTGCACGAGTGTTGCTCTCACGTGTTTGAAGGTTTCTTGGGGTGCGCTCTTGCTCACCGCTATCACGACTAATTCTTCCAGACATGGTTAGGACTCCGAAGTAAGTTTAAGGACTTCACGGGCATACTGTTCATTGGTAAGACCCAAACGGCGAGCAATTGCCTCTTGGGATTTGGTCAGTGAGACCTTCTTCTTACCCGCAGTACGGGTTGGGGCAGCAACAACGGTTGCCGGGCGTTTCGGTTCCTGTTTCCTTGTCTCGCCGAAATAATCGGGAAACACCTCACGCATGCGAGCGTCAACGCGCTCGTAGTAGTTAGAAGTACCGGCTTTCACCCCGGACTCGACCAATTTTTTGTGCACCGCGTAAGCAAGAGCGGTCATCTCATCATCCTGACCAAACCACGGATTCCGGGTTTGCCACCGAATATCTTCATCACTGAGAGATACCTGTGGTGCAGGCTGTGCTTGCGGCGTTGATTGATTATATACCTCTTCATTTTGGGTTTGTAAAGCACTTGGTTTAAAAGTTTTTGCATATTCCAACCGGTACCGAGCAGCCGCCAATTCTTCTTGCGCCGCAATAATCTGGTCGGTGTCATAACTTTCCTGTGCTTCCTTGAGCTTTTGACGTGCCATCTGAAGCTCCATCTCAGCCTTAGATTGCACGACTTCTTGGTACGAAGCGGAGCCAGCGTTGTACTGATCCTTCAAACGCCTGTTCTCTTCAAATAGCTGTTGGGCCAACCGGGCAGCTTCTTCTCGCTCCCGCAAAGCGGCTTCTTTGGCACGGCGCTCGTCGTGACGGGCGTGTGTCAGTTCTTTCATCCGCTTTTGGACTTTGTCGCTGTACTCTGCGATTTCCTCGTCCGATGGGTCAGCAACTTCCCGATCCAGTGGCTTGCGACCACGGTCTTCGGGAGGGGTATCGTCGATAACTTCTAATTCAATATCTGATTCTTCAGTTTCGACTTCAATCTCGTCATTCTTGTTTTCTACTTCATCTGGAAATTTGTATCCGTCTGCCATTTTGTGCTCCTTATGCGCGTGAGTAACCACGTGGATCTTCAACGACCGCTTCAACCTGATCGTCATTCAACAGCCTGAACTCTCGTCCGTGGATCTTAAAACGTGTACCAGAGTAAGCCCTAACTAACACAAAGTCACCTTCTTTACACCACGCCCCTGCTGGGAACTTAGCGGTGTCTTTGTATGCGTCTGCTCCCATTGAAATAACAAACAGAACGATTGTGCTGTGCTCTTCAACTTTGGTAAGCGCATCCGGTTTCAAAAGATCCGTACCGGAGAATTTGTCTTCTACTTCTGGTATTGCACACAGGAGTTTCCAGCCTGTAGGTTTCGGCAACTGAGTTGCTTGTTGAGTTTGTTCATCCATTTTGTTTCGCAAGCCTTTCTGCCGTTTCGGCAAGAATGTTGTTGGCAATTAACAATCCACGCATAACACCGCAGTGATATTGGTATTCCGCGTGCTTTTCAGCTTTGCCATCAGCCAAATCCTCCATCATCTTCTGGCGCTCTTCTCTAAGACGTTTTGAAATGCTCACGAGCACTTCAGTCATTGGACTCCTCCACTCGTTTTGCAAGGTCAAGTAAATGAGCCTCTGCGAGCGCCAGACCTTGGATCACGCCACAGAGTTTTTGGTACTCCTCAAAGCTACGGCACGCACCGCCTGCGCAGTCGTCCGCGTAGTTGTTCATATCCTCTCGGATCTTTTTGCGCAGGGTCTCTGCGAAAGCTTGAATCACCGGTTAGTACCTCCTTTTGGTTGGGTTTTAGTTTTGGCAACATCGATGCCAAGGCGCATACCCTCAAGCTCACCTTTCTGCTTAAGCGTGTCTGCTGCTTGCGCGGCTTTGACCGCGAGTTCTTTTTCCCGAAGCGCAAGCTCGTCAGCTCTAGCGGCGGCGTCGACGGCAATCTTTTTCTCCTTGAGTGCCAACTCACCCTGCTTAATCTGAAGCTCTGCCTGCTGCATCTGCACAATCGGATCTTGTGCCTGCTGCATGGCCTGTCTTTGAGCAACCTCTGCTTGGCTATTTGCCAGCACCCGCTTAGACGCCTCAGCCACCAGACGCGAAACTTGAAGCTCAAGCTCTTCTGGCATCTCCTCATCCGGAGCAGGCAACGGTATCCCCAACTGCTCTTCGATCCGCCGCCGGTATGCGAACCCAACGTGCTCTGCAATGTGTGACTGCAAGGCTGCGGCAATCTGGTTGGCTTGTGGGTTCTGCCCAATCATCTGCTGGATGATCGGATCCTGCATAGCGTTCATGTGCACCGCAATATGTGCCTCGTGATCCTGATATATGAACGCCTTCAGCGGCTTGAGGTTCATCGCGTTCATGTTCTCTGACACAGGGTCGGTGGGTTTCTCGTCGTCCTCAACTGGCACGAGCTTGGCTGCATCCCTGATCCCCAACACCTCCAACATCTGCCTGTGAAGCTGGGGCATGTCATAGATCTGAGGCGCAGTCTGGGACAACTGGATCACCGCCTGATACTGCACCACTCTCTGAGACATCGTCGCCGCATTGGGATCAGAGACGGGAATAATCTCCACCATGTCGTAGTCGGACTGCTTGGCACGGCGAACGCCGTCCACCGGCTCATAGTCATACTCGTCATCGGTGTAGCCCCGAATGATCGCCGCGAGCAGTTTCAACTCTTGTTTGAACGCAAAGTGGACCCGAGCCTGAACCGCACTCATCACCTTGAGCATCCGCTCCAACAGAGCCAGCGTCGTACCGACAGGTGCTTGTGCACTCATGTCGGAAATCTTCATATCTGCTGTGGCAGCGAACCTGCGACCTTCCTCAACGATGGTGCCGAGCAACTGGTAGAGCGTAGCGCTGGGTTCTTTGTATGGGAGCGGGAGGATGTTGTCGCGTATGGCCCCCGAACCCACGTCCACGTCCCTGAACTCGCCCGGAGCAATGGGGGTGTCGTCGCCTTTAATACGCAGACCTCTGGCTTTTAACCCTCCGGGGAGGTTTGAGAGCGTACCGGCATCAACCAACTGCCTCATTATCGAGGTCGCCGACCGCGCAAACCCACCAATCAGGTGGAAAAGTCCAAATCCATAGATCCCAAACCCCGGAATGTAGACGTAGTGCACGAAATGGTCGCGTCGCGCCTTGGTGGGGTCGTCCTCGTAGTAGTTTCTGCGCACGGCAAGGACTTCTCCCGTGCCGCCCATGACTGTAACCACGTACGGAATGGCAATTTCTGTGGGTTCTCCGTCTTCTTTGTCCTCGTAACCCTCCAAATCGAGGTTTACATGGCACTCATACAGCTCATAACGGTCGTCATTTAGGCTATTGAACCCCGTCTCCTTGTTTTTGCGCTCTTCAATCTCATCTTTTGTGCGCTGCGGCTCGCCAATGTCCACATCCCGGTAGAAACCCGCCACCTGAAGTTTGCGAATCTCGTTTTTAGTCTTGTACATCCGGTGCGATACACGCTCAGCCGTCTCAATTGACGAGGCTCCATACGAAATAATCACGTCCTCAGCCGGAATAAACAGCGAGACCTGCCTCTGGAGGTTTGGATCGTAGAAAACTTTCTTAAATGCACTACCTGTAGCTGGCAGATTCCACAACATCCGCTCATGCTCGGACCGAAACTCAGGCATCCGCTCGGTCAACTCGTAATTCATGTCGTCTTTAACGCGTCGGGCAGCTTCTTCTTTCTCCCGAGTATCTTTACCAATTATCTTTGTCTTAACCGGACCCTGCGCTGGGAAGGTCTCCATGATCGTTTCTGACTGGAACCGCACCACAGCCTCGGTAATCATCGGATGGAACACCCCACACGCACCCTCCCACGGCTCCGTGCGCTCTTCATACTTCAAACCTAGTAGGGTTAACCCTTCCTTGTAGGTGTTTTCCCAATCTTTACGGGAGTCTTTGTCGCGTTTGATGTCATCGAGCAGTTCAACCCCAAGGGCTTCAAGCTGGTCTTCGTCCATTTCTTCAGCCAAGTTGCCATAAAAGTCTGGCCCCCCTTCGCCTTCTGCGATCTCAAGGATCTCTTCTCCGTCAACAGACAGGCGTACAGCCTCTGGATCTTCAATCTCGATCTCAAGATCTGGCTCACCCATGACATCTTCAATCTCTTCCTCGATACCCATGGGGGCTTGGTATAAACCTTTTTCAACTGCCATGATGGCTCCTAGTAGTACGCCGCCCTGCGGCTGGATTTAAAGAATCGCGGTTCATCTGGCTCGTCGCTTGGCAACGTGATAAACCCTCCGTTTCGGAAACGCAGTAGCGCCTGTGTCATTGTGTCCACATAGTCGTCATGCTCACCGACTGGGAACGCCACCACCTCCTCAATAACATCTCGCGCCCATCGGCGATCAGGTGCCCAGACAGCACCGCTGGCAAATAAATCCGACACTGCGTTTAATCGAGCTATTTTGTCGTTGCCCCGTGATGGGCTGAACTCATCGACGGGTATACCCATTCTACGGAATTCTTGTATTAATGGCGCACCTGCGGCTTTCTTCTCCACTAAGAACGCATCCGGCCTCCACTCTTTGTAGTGTTTAAGCGCTGTCTCCTTTAGTTCAGGAAACGCCATCCTGTCTTTGAACGCATCGAGCAACATTATTGAGGGTCGATTGCCCTCCTCCTCGTTATACCAGACCCCCCACGTTGTACAGGCTGAGTAGTCGGAGGTGTTCTTTGTCTCGTGCGCCGTGTCCCAACTCTGAATAACAAACTCACACGGGGGTGGGTCGTCAGGCTCCCATATTCTCCAGTCACTTCTTTTGACCATCGCCGCCGCTTCACTGGTCGGCTGTTGCATGTATTGGGCGTTCCAATACCTTGGGTCCATCGCAGTCTTCTTCTGCTCCAACTGTTCGATGGGCCATTGCTCAGGCCACAGGCTTTTACCCGACGGCAGTATGGCTGGTAACTCAACAATCTCCCACGGATCGGCTTCTGGGTTTTTAATCTGGAAGTTAATCAGCCGCCCTGTCAGATCGACAAGTGACCATCTGGTCATAATTACGATGATCGCACCACCCGGCATTAGACGTTGTAGTGGACCGGTCTGAAACCATGACCATGCATTATCAAACGTTGCCCGTGAGTTGGCCTTTATGTCTTGCTCTGAATGAGGATCGTCAATAACAAATAGATCAGCACCACGACCGGCAAGAGCGCCACCCACACCAACAGCGTAATACTGTCCACCAGCACTTGTGCTCCATTTGCCAGCAGCTTTTTGGTCGTCGGCGACCAGTGTCTTGGGGAATACCTCTTTATATTCATCGGAGTCAATTAAGTTTCTTACCCTTCTACCGAAGTCCTCTGACAGACCAGCGGTGTGCGTTGCCATAATGATTTTCTTTTCTGGGTATTGCCCCAGAAACCACGCCGGGAACAAGTAAGAAGAAAATTCCGATTTACCCATACGTGGGGCGATATTAATAATCACCCTCTTCTTTTTCCCATCAATCACATCTTTAAATATCTGCGCCAGCTTTCTGTGGTGTGGTCCTTCTTTGAAGCCGAGGTAGATGTAACGGGCAAACGCCGTCATTGATGTCTGTGACTGTTTGAGCGATAGCCGTTTGGTTTGCTCTTCCAAATCCTCCAGAAACTCCAACTTCTGTTGTGGAGTCAGAGTTTTTAGAAGCGCCGCAATCTCGGCATCACTTAGTCTGTTCATTGTCCTCGTCGGGTATGTCGCTGGTGTCCTCTACATCTTCAGCGTCAGCATTACGTGCTTCGACCTCTTTGGCCTCAGCCTCCACTGTTTTCTGGAGTTGTGCAAGCTTTTCTCGGATTTTGTCGTTAAGTTCGTCGTCCGATAGCTCTTCTTTCTTGACACTGATTCGCTCAGTAAAGAGGCCCACTTCGGTGACTTTACCCAACAACTCCAACGCTTTGAGGCGGATTCTGGCGTCTGGGTGGTCTGTCTCCTCGACAATCTTTGCCACTGCCATCCCCCGCAACTCCTTGGCCTGCTCAACAAACGCCCAGTCATAGGCGGTCAACATGCCAACGATTTTCTGTATAGCTGGAGGGAGAGTAATTTTTTGAAGCGCCGTCTTTGCCTCGGCTGGATTCGCCACCAAAGCCTTGAACGCATCACGTGCCACCTCTTCTTGTGCCTGTCCGAGTACTTCTTCATCTGTCGAGGCACCCAATTCTTTTAACCAGTCCGTCGTTTGGATTTGACCTTCCAATAACTGAGCGGTCTCTAGTTTTTTTATCGGAGTAAAGCCATCTGCCGGGGTATCGAGTACCTCGGGTTCATATTCAATTTCCAACAAATGTTCCAACACGCGGGGTTTCCTCCCGTAAATGCGAGACATATATTTATCTCGATGGCGCAGTGTATACTTGCTACGTCTAGTCCCGCAAGGGGTTGACACTTTGTATCTCCACTTTGACCGGTTTAATCTCCTTCTCCGGTCTTCCTGCCCCGCCAAGCGCGGGGCATTTTTTTATACTTGGTTGTCAATTATTTGACAATAACTATTTTTATTTTTAAAAATATTTTCATGCGGGTATTTAGTTTGGTGAACGATGTTTGACTTCGTTTTACAAAATGCAAAGTGTGGTTGCGAAACACTGTTCTTGCGTCGCTGCCATGCCGACCTTTTTTTAGGGGGGTCGCCCACCGGTGAGGGTCAACGAAACCCAAAATAGGTAAAAGAAAAAAAGTTAATGGTAAAATGTAGTTGTCGTCGGGGAGGGTTCCCCACGATGCTTCGGGTGTCA